CTGTCTTTAGTCGTGACGAATACGGAAATCCATATGAAGAATTGCACTTTTTACCTGGTCGAACAGATCATTATGTTGAGGGTAAGTTGGTTAATTCGGTTGATCACGATGTGCCTGCCCCCCTTCTGGTACCGATCATACACAGACCAGACGCAACTCGTCCCTTTGGTCGGTCACGTATAACGCCATCTGCAATCTATTATCAAAAGTATGCTAAACGCACACTTGAGCGGGCGGATATTACAGCGGAGTTTTATTCCTGGCCACAGAAATACGTGGTAGGGACGTCACACGATTCCGAAGGAATAGATAATTGGAAAGCAACTATTTCTTCATTTTTGGAGTTTACAAAGGATGATAATGGTGACGCTCCAAAACTAGGACAATTTAACGTTCCGTCCATGTCACCATTTACCGAGCAACTAAGGACTGCCGCCTCTGGTTTTGCAGGTGAAACAGGATTGACATTAGATGATCTAGGTTTTCCGTCCGATAACCCATCAAGCGCCGAAGCAATCAAAGCGAGCCACGAAACATTACGTTTGATGGCGGAAAAGGCGCAACGTGATTTTTCAAGCGGCTTTTTAAATGCTGGTTACTTGGCTGCTTGCTTACGTGATGATTATGCGTATAAACGCAATCAAATTTATAAAACCAAAGTTAAGTGGGAGCCAATCTTTAAACCAGATGCAAGCACGATCAGTTTGATTGGTGACGGTGTCGGAAAGATAAACCAAGCGATACCTGGTTATTTTGGTAACAGTAACTTAAAAGATTTAACTGGTATTGACGGTGATAACGATGATTGATATCGTACCCGCTTTACTTGAGCTTATCCAACGAGATTTTAACGATGCTTTAAGTAAAAATAAAAAGATAAAAGAGATTGAGCAGTTGATTGCAAGTGGTAAAGCAACCTATGAGCAAGCTTATGAGTACTCAAAAGAGGTTGGGACTATTTTAGCCGAGACTTTTGATAAGCATATTACATCGGAGCAGTTGCCGGACGGTAAAATGTACTACAACATAGCCGATAGGATTCTCAATCCAACACTGAGTAACAATCATAAAATCGTTGCACAAGTATCGATCGAGATACAAGAGCAACTAAATAAATCGGTAGGCATCAACTTAAAAGGAGTCGAGCCTAAGTTAAATCAACTTAGAATCGACAGCATTATAAACCGTATTGAAAAAGAAGAAATATTTGATGATGTCGCATGGATATTACAAGAGCCGATCATTAACTTTACGCAATCCGTGGTTGATGACACGATAAAAGAAAATGTAAAATTTCAAGGCGAATCCGGCTTGTATCCTAAAGTAATTAGGACGGCAAATTATGCTGATGCATGTGATTGGTGCAAGCAAATGGAGGGTACATACAAGTATCCAAATGTACCCGATGATGTCTATGGAAGACATGACCGATGTCGCTGCACTGTCGAGTATGATCCAGGTGATGCAAGACGACAGAACGTTTGGACGAAAGAATGGAGGTAGTAATATGTAGATGACTAAAAAACGCATTGGCTCACAAACACCTTCACGGTCTTTAATTTTACCTTACAAAACGTCACTAGGTGACGAAGCAGTCGAACTTTATGAAAAATCGGGTCGTACTGCTTTTGACTGGCAACGATTTATTGTAAATGCAATTTTAGCTAAAAATGATGATGGTTTATGGACGCATATGCAATTTGGATATGCTGTCCCCCGACAAAACGGAAAGAACGAAATTATTGCAATACGAGAGTTGAAAGGTTTAGAAGACGGGGAACGCATTTTGCACACGGCCCACCGAACGACAACGAGCGCCGCTGCCTTTAATAGACTGTTGGCAATCCTGGAAGAAATGGGATACGAAGAAGATGAAGATTATACGAAGATAAAAGCAACTGGTCGAGAACAAATTAAATTTTTAAGAGACGGAAAAGGCCAAATTGATTTCCGGACCCGATCATCTACTGGTGGTCTCGGAGAAAGTTTTGACTTACTTGTCATTGACGAAGCACAAGAATATACAGATGACCAACGAAGCGCATTAATGTACACGATAGCAGCTAGTCAAAATCCACAAACGGTTTACACCGGAACCCCACCAACTCCCATTTCAAGCGGTACGGTTTTTACGAAACTAAGAGAAAACGCACTGTTTGGAGCGAGTGAAGATACCGGTTGGGCAGAGTGGAGCGTTGATAAACAATCCGATCCACGAGATAAAGATTTATGGTACCAGGCAAACCCTAGTCTAGGATTGAGAGTTTCGGAACGTAACATCCAGTCAGAGGTTGGTAATGATGACATTGATTTTAACATTCAACGGCTAGGGCTATGGATACAATATAACCAGAAATCTGCAATCAGTGAAAATGAATGGAAGGCCCTACACGTTGATGAGTTACCCGAATTCAAAGGTAAGTTATTTGTTGGTATCAAGTATGGATATGACGGTGCCAACGTGGCAATGAGTGTAGCTGTAAAAACCGTTGATGATGATGTTTTTGTGGAGACAATCGATTGTCAGACGATACGTAACGGTAACGGTTGGATCATCCATTTTTTACGCAATGCAGATATACAGCAGGTGGTTATTGACGGTGCTAATGGCCAAAACATACTGGCCGAAGCTATGAAAGAAGCGGGACTTAAAAAACCTATTTTACCAACTGTCAAAGAAATCATTTTAGCTAACGCCATGTTTGAGCAAGCCTTATTCCAACAGACCATTAAACATAAAAGCCAACCATCATTATTCCAGGTAGTTACAAATTGTGATAAGCGCAATATTGGTACAAGCGGCGGTTTTGGTTACAGGTCGCAAGTTGAAGAAAATGATATTGCACTTATGGACTCAATGATACTAGCGCATTGGGCATGTGCTAATGCTAAAGAAGTGAAAAAACAAAGAATTAGGTATTAGGAGGGAATGGTAGACATGTTGGACTTTACACAGGTAAAGCGAAAAAAAGAACGTGGGCAAACCAATGAAGAATTTTTGAACATGGTTTTTGAAAACGTCAAAGATTTTGATGAAATAGCAATAGTTGTTAAACGACCGAATGGTGTGATTGAAACGTGGTATAGTCAAGAAAGCAGTCTATCATTGATGGGTATTTTAGAAGTTGCCAAAAATCAAGTGTTGGCAGAAATGGAGGATTGATTACATGAACGACAAATACGCTAAAGAAATCGCAAAAGAATTGAAGTTGATTCGTAAAGAGTTGCAAAAAATAAATAATAGAGCACATGTACCAGTATCTATTGACGGAGAAGTAGAAAATGAGTATGTTACCGTCTTTAATGTAGATAAAGGAAAAATAGAAAACATTAGAAAAGAGTGATGTATTATGAAATACCGCAAAAAACCAGTAGTTGTTGGAGCAGTTCAATATAGAGGTATTAATTCTTTGCCTCTTATAAAAAAGTTTATGGGAGAAATGTTTAGTAATGTCTTGTTAAGACCACATTCGGAAAAATTAATCATTCCAACGCTAGAGGGTGATATTGAAGCGAGTGTGGGAGATTACATCATCAAAGGTGTGCAAGGCGAATTTTATCCATGTAAACCAGATATTTTTGAACAAACGTATGAAAAAGTGGAATGAGGAGTGATTAATAATGCAACACAGATTACGTTATTTGTTAGATTATTTGACAACGTTGAATGAATTAAATGATAAGTATGGCAATGAGTTTCTGTGGGAATCGCTTACTAAAACAGTGAAAGCAATCGAAAAAGAATTAGGCATATAATTACGTCTTTAAGCACTAGACGTCATAAACAGGCTTATTTTTTATGCGCCTTTTTCGCACTTGCAGGCGTTAAAGATTCAAGGCTAGTCGTGGATCGTGACCACGTAAAACAATCGTAACTAAAAATTGGAGGTATTTTTTTATGAATAGAGAGTTTTTGAAAAACCTAGGTTTAGAAGATGATGTCGTTGATAAAGTCATGGCCGAATATGGCAAGTCTGTCCAATCATATAAGGACAAACTCACCGAAGCCGATAGTTTAAAGCAGGAAAAAGAATCGTTAGAAACGCAACTTAACGATTTACAACAAACCTTGCAAACGAAAGAAACCGAATTGTCTGGTGTCGATGAGATTAAGAATGAACTAGAAAAGTACAAGCTCAAAGACTTAAAGACTAGCGTTGCAATCAAAGCAGGTATCCCACTTGAACTTGCTGGTCGATTAAGTGGAGAAACGGAAGAAGAACTTAAAGCTGATGCGGAAACTTTAGCAGGGTTTGTTAATAAGAAGCCTACTTTACCGCTAAAGCCTAATGAACCAGATGTCAATAAGGAAAATCAAGAAATGGAACAAATGCTAGATAGCCTTTTAGGCGAAAAATAATTAAGGAGAGATAAACATGAACGAACATAACTCTATGAAAGCGGGTAGTTTATTCCCAGCGCAAATTGTAAAGGAAATTTTTAATAAGGTAAAAGGACACTCAACATTGGCCAAGTTATCTGGTCAAGAGCCAATTCCCTTTTCCGGTACCGAGCAGTTTATTTTTAACTTAGAGGGTAACGCTCAAATTGTTGGTGAGGGAGAGGACAAAAAACCTGGTAAGGCAACCTTAACATCTAAGGTTATTAAACCTTTAAAGTTTGTTTACCAAGCACGAATCACAGACGAATTTAAGTATGCAACACGTGAGCAACAGTTAAACTACTTGAGTGCATTTTCAAGCGGTTTTGCTGTTAAGATATCCGAAGCTTTTGACATTGCGGCTTTGCACGGTTTAGAGCCACGCTCTATGACGGATGCATCTTTTAAAGATACAAACAGCTTTGATGGTCTTATCACAGACAATGTGATTGAGTACAATGCTGAAAATATCGAGGATGATATTGATACAGCTGTACAAACCATTGTTAATAATGGTGGAGATGTTAACGGACTAGCTTTATCTAACTTAGCAGCATCCGCTTTAGGTAAGGTTAAAGTTAACGGAGTAGTACAATACCCAGAGTTCCGTTTTGGTGGCCGTCCGGAAGATTTTCACGGGATGAAAACTGATGTTAATCGTACTTTAACAACCGTTGCAGAAGGAGCAGAAAAGGACCATGTTATTGTCGGTGATTTCTCTAACTCCTTTAAGTGGGGCTATGCATTAAACATCCCGATGGAAATTATTGAATTTGGTGATCCAGACAATACTGGCCGTGATTTAAAGGCTTACAATGAAATCTTATTACGTGCCGAAGCCTTTATTGGGTGGGGTATTATGTTACCGGAAAACTTTGCTCGAATTGTAGAAGAAGAAACGCAGGTGGAAGGATAATGACTACTTTTGAAGCTAAGGTAACGCAAGATATCCCAGCCAATCGTTTGATTGGCTTGGGAGGAATTAACACTGAAGGTGACCCAGAAGAAGGTTGGGAAACTGTATATTTGATTTTATCCAAAAAGGGTTGGATCCCGGACTTGGTTTCAACATCTGACTTGG